CAAATATCTCTGGTCTCTTTTTGTGCATCTGGTTGACAACGTAAGTTACACACCCTAGCAAAGGCATACAGTGAACCTGTCCAGTACCATTCAGTATATATGTTCTGAGGTAGTACCATACGGGCTTGTTCGGGGCACACACCCTTTTCTAACATGAGTTTATATGTTTGTATAGCATACTCGCAAACCTTCTTCACCCGGCCTCCAGTACGTTCATCTCTCGCTAACCAATCAACATATTCTTCTTCTGTAGAACCTTGTTTCTTATCTTCTGCTCTCGCTCTCCAATGTTCTGGTATCCAATAGTCTGGTTCATAATCAACATATCTACGAGATACTTCATTCCATACTAAACCCACTTGGTGTTTCACTAACTGTCGTGCAACAAAAATAGGTGCCTCTATGTGAAATGATAATGTGCAATGACCAAAAGGAGTCCAGTGTCCGTGTTTACCTAAAAAATTAATAAGCTTACGGTCACCAGGCTCTTTAAACTCCTCATTCTTCTTCGCAAACGATACTCTAGCTGCATTAGCCACAGTCAAATCTGTACCCATACTATCAATTAATGTAACATTATTCATCTTTTAATAAAATTATACCTTTATGTGGCGCATTAAAACAAACCCCAAACAATAATTCATTTGTTATAGCTTCATAATCGTGTATTGTTATTCCTATACTATATCTAAAAACATTTGATTCGTTCGGAGGAACCATATGCCACATACAACAATTAGATAAAAGCATTACCCCAACTATATTCTCAATAATGGTGTCATCTTTACCTGGCTCTGTATATATAGTTCCTGGCTGTGTTTCTCCCCTTAAAAAAATATTTGCAGTATAAGAATGACCATTTAATCCTGCATGATTATGCCACTTAATTCCTTCACCTGTTTTATATATATTAACCCAAGCTTGTATTGCTATTGGATATTTTAACCAAGGTAATATCTCTTTTAAACATACAAGAAATCTATCAATATACTCTGAATTGTCTACAAAAAAATTATACCTATAAAAATTAGCTGACGTTATTTGTTCTTTATTATAAATTGATGAAGCAAAAGCTTCATCTTCATTTTTAATAAAATATTCTTCTTTTTTATCAACGTACTTTATTAATTTCTCACACTCTTTATTATTAAAAAATGGAACTTCTATAATACCATTTGAACTAAGATTTGAAATCTCACCCATCAAAATCTCAGACTCTATTTTTGTCATTGACTTATAATCGAATAACCACCTACGCTCTCTCTTATAATATCATCTGATAATGGTTCTGGATAATACAACTCTAATGCCATTGTATCTTCTTTCGCTTGAAATGAATGAAACTCACCTGGCTTCA